AAAGACGGAGGAGATGATGAGGTTGAAGAAATGGCTGAAGAAGTTGTTGCACCTTCTACTAATCCTAAATCTATTAAGACTACAGAAGTAGTTGAGTTCGCAGAATTAAAAGCAGAAAACGAAAGACTAAAAACTGAGCTAGCAGAATCTCCTGCATCAGCTCCTTTAGATACAAATAAATTTAGTTCAGAAGCTACTAAGGTTTCTTTATCTAAAAGAGAAATATCAAAAATGACAAAAAGGGAACAATACCTTTATAATTTATATAACTAAAATAACTAAAAACAAAAAAAATTATGGCTTTAGCAGTAACATCAAATTACGCAGGGAAGGCAGCTGGTTTCTACATCAGTCAAGCACTTCGTTCAGCAAACTCTATGGAGTTTCTAACAATGATAGAAAATATTAAATATAAAAGCAACATACAAAAAATGTCGGCTGCTTCAATGGTTCAGGACGCTACGTGTGATGTAAACTTAGCAGGAACTCTTACAATGACTGAGGCTGTATTAGAGCCTAAGAACTTAATGATTCAGTCAGATTTATGTAAGGAAACTTTACTTTCTTCTTGGGAAGCTTTACAAATGAGAGCAGGAGCAGGCGCACCACCACCACCATCTTTCAATGACTATGTAATTTCTTATATGGGAGAAACTATTGCTAATGCAACAGAAACTTCTATTTGGGGAGGTAATGACTTAACAGCAGGACAATTTACAGGATTTGTAACAGGCGGTGCAGTTGGTAGATTAGTACAAGCAGGTAACACAGTAGTTGATGTAGCTAATGTAGGCGGTGCAGGAACAGCTTTCTCAGCAGCTAACATTATTGAGAACTTACAAAACTGTACAGCATCTATCCCAACACCAGTTTATACAAAAGAAGACCTTTACATCTATATGAGTCCTAAGTCTTACAGATTATACATTTCAGCTATCTCTACTTTAGGATATGTGAATGCTTACTCTATGAATGGAGACTATGATGCAGTATTTGAAGGAATCAAAATTGCAGTTTGTAATGGAATGACTAATGATACTTTAGTAGCAGCAGAAAGAAGTAATTTATTCTTTGGTACGGATCTTTTGAGTGACCAAACTTCAAGAATAGACCTTTTAGATATGTCTACTTTGGATGGTTCAGATAACATTAGATTATTAGCTCGTTACTGTGGAGGTGTTCAAGTAGGTATTGGAGCTGACGTTGTACTTGTATCGTAATTAAATAAATAATACGGAAGGAGGGGGTAAAACCTCTCCTCCCTTAACCTAAAAAAAAACAATAAAATGGCTTGTACAGCACTTATACACGGTAGGGGACTCGATTGCTCAAGAATTTCCGGTGGAATCAAAAATATTTATTTTGCAGTTTACGACCAAATAGCAACTTTTGCTTATGATAGTACTAATCCTGCTGAAATTGATTCAGTACAAATGGGTTCTAATGACCTATACAAATATGTTATGCCTTTAGGAGTATCTAGTTTAACTGATACTATCGTAGGCTCTAGAGAAAACGGTACTATTTATTACACTCCAACTTGTAACATTATACTTAACAAACTTACGAAAGTAGACCAAAACGAAATTAAGCTTTTAGGAGCAACACAAACTGTAATTTTCGCAGAACTTAACGAAAAACTAGCTAATGGACACAATGTAATAGTTGTCTTAGGAATTACTAATGGAATGCAACTTAACGCAGGTACTATGGACTCAGGAGCAGCTTGGGGAGATAGGAATGGTTATACATTGACTTTTGACGGAATGGAAGAAAAACCATTCTCAATGTTAGAAGATTATACAACAATTCCTTTTGACAATGCAGGAATTGCTTACGGAGATATCGTTACTGTTTAAATTTCTTATCTGTTTTCTTATATTTCTTAAAAGGGTAGCTTAATTGTTACCCTTTTTCTTTTCCAAATAAAAACAGACTTTTTCTATTATATAGTATGATACAAGGATTTACAGAGAGTTCAATAGTTACCGATATTTGCACAGAGGACAACAGAATAGATACATCAGTTGCTTCTACTCAGATTAGATTCTTAGTTAAATTTATTAATGACCTTGACGGTTCTATTTCTTATTGCTACCCTGAACTGACTTTAGGTATTTTACCAAGATATACAAAAATGAACTTTAGTTACAATATAAATCCGAATCTTTATATTGGTACTATAATACTTTTACCCGCAGGACATTGGAAATATGAAGTTTATGAGGTTAGTTGGATAGGTACAGTTGTTTTAAGTGATACTACCGCACCAACTACAGAAACAGATGTTTTACCTGTAGCTGATACAAATGGAGTAGTTCAAGGAATAGTAACTAAAGGGATTCTTAATTTAACAGAGAGAGCAGGAACAGAGCAAGTACAATACAAGCAACACGAAACAACAGCAGGAACTAATACAATATATTACGGACAATAATAAAATAAAATTATGGCAATAGAAAACGTACAACAACTCTTAACAGAGCAATTAGGGAAAAATAGATGTGATGTAATTACAACTACAGCAATGACAGGTAAAGACTATTATGCAGTTCAATTTGTTACTGACAGCGTAATAGCTTCAATAGCTGCTTCTAATATTCAAACAGGAACAGGAAGTGCAGCTACAAGTCTTCATACGACAATGTTTGCAGGAACGACTTTGTTTCTTAACGTAACGGCAATTACTTTGACAAGCGGCTTGGCTATTTGCTACTATGACCAAGTAATATAATGTTAGCGTTAAAACTAGGTAAAAGTTTACCATCTTCTAATAGTATTGGAGGTTTTAATCCATTCGGTGAACCTTCTTTGATTGCTTGGTATAGGAATAAAAACAAAGTTGTTTTAAGCTTAAGCGGAACAGATGTAATAGCTTGGGGAGATTCTAGTCTGAATCAATATGATTTATTTCAATTAGGTGCTGCTACTGAACAACCATCTTATGATGCAGCTACAGGAGGATTAAAATTTGATGAAACAAAAAACTCAAACTTAAATTTGAGTTCGGGTGGTGCATATACTCAAATATCCATAACAGGAGAGTTTAGTATTGGTGTTAAAATAAACCCTACTGACTTTGGTGGTACTATTTTAGGAGATAATAATACATCAAGTGAATTTATCAAATACTTTAGTAATTCAATAATAAGATTAAAAATAGACGGAGTAGCCGTAAATTTATCTCTTGATAGTGATACTTTTGGTGATGGATATATTTTACTCACAAGAGATTCAAGTGATTTAGTAAAATTCTACTACAATGGAGTTTTACAAGTTGATACAGAAACACTAGCAGGAACATTTGACATTGATTCAATGGGAGTTAGAGCTGTAGATTTAAGTCCATTGGGGGCGGAAATTTTTGAAGCTCAGATATATACTTCAGAAAGTGCAGATTTAAGTTCTAATATAAATGAATATTTAGCTAATATATAAAAATGGATAAAATAATTTCAGTAGATTTAAGCACATCAACAGCTCCTTTAGTACAAGAGGTAAGAGGCAAAGATTGGATTGAGTACGGGGACGCAAATGGAGAATGGAGAAACCTCTACCCACAGTTCTTAATTGACCTTTACTATTCTAGTTCTATAACGGCTGCAATCGTGAATGCTACTGCTGAAATGATTAGTGGAGAAGATTTAGTTATAACAGATGAAGATGATAGAGATGAAGAAGCAAGAGTAAAGTTACAAAACTTTATGAATAATGCTAATGGTAATGAAACTTTACACGAAGTCTTGAAAAAGGTAGCATTTGACTTTAAACTTCAAGGAGCATTTGCTCTTAACATTGTATGGTCAAAAGACAGAACTCAGATAGCTGAAATCTATCATATCCCTGTAGAGAAGATTCGTTGTGAACGTCCTGATGAATTTGGAAAAACTAGAGGTTACTATGTTTCAGGAGATTGGGCAAATACAAGAACAAACAAGCCTTATAGAGTTCCTGCTTTTAATGTAAACGATAGAACTTCTCCTAATCAAATTTTATACACAGGTCTTTACAGTCCTAATATGAATTCTTATTATACTGCTGATTACATCTCTTGTAATAATTGGAGTCTTATAGATTCTAAAGTTTCTGAGTTTCATTTGAATAATATATCTAACGGCTTCACAGGTTCGTTTATGATTAGTTTCGCAAATGGAATTCCGACCGCTGATGAGAGAAGACAGATAGAACAAAGCTTAGAAGCTAAATTTACATCAGAAAAAAATGCAGGAAAATTCGTTTTGACTTTCTCAGATGACAAGACTAGAGTTCCTGAAATAACATCAATAAGTCCTTCTGATTTGGATAAGCAGTATATCGCACTTCAAGAACTACTTACTAGCAACATCCTCTCAGGTCATAGGGTAACTTCTAAGACACTTATGGGATTAGATAGTGCTAACGGTTTCAGTTCAAATGCCGACGAATTATTAAACGCTAGTAATTTTTACTTAAATACTGTTGTAATGCCATTCCAAGGGCAAATCTTAAAAGTATTACACAAGATATTCCAAGTGAACAATATGGATATGCCTGTTCAGTT